CTATTCACTATATACAACTACTGATAGAGAAAATAGACAAAAGCTGATTTAAACGCATTTTAAGCTATGGTATTTACTCTGTCTAAGGGTTGATAAGGCAAGGCAATCAAATCTTAAAAAAAACAGGCAATTTGACGGAGTTTAGCTTGTTTTAGAACAAATATAGAACGAGGATTTTGATATGTGGTGGAATTTGATAGGAATGGCAGTAAAGACTGGTGCTGAAGTTTATAAGAATAAAAAAGAAGCAGAAGCATTAGAATCTCAAGCACAAAAAAATTACATGGCTAAGATGGCTAGTGGAGAGATTGAGTACCAAAAAACAATAATAGACAATCAACAAGCTGGAATTAAAGATGAGATAGTCCTTGCGATTGTTATATTACCAATACTTGTAATTGCTTATAGTGTTTTCTCAGGAGATCCTGAAGCAAAAGATAAACTAAATTTATTCTTTGAATATTTTAATAATTTACCAGATTGGTATGTTTGGCTTACTGTTGGTATATTCGGAAGTATATATGGATTGAAACCAACTATGGATATATTTAAGAAAAAATGACCTATGAATATGTGCTAAGCACAATTATTATTTCTTATCTTTGCAAAAAGACAAATGAATCTAATTACACCTATGTGAAGGTGGAAGATTGTTATCCTTACTTAGTGAACACTAATCAAATTATTAACTTTGCTAAATCTAACGATAGGTATCAAGTGTTAGGAATAGAGTACTCTTTAGAACAAGCAAACTTTACAGATATTGATTTGGAACTTTGTAATACTGTTCATTAGATAAATATTTATCAATCAATAATTTGTAATCTCTAATAGATAAACCGCATTGTTTTTTATTATAGATACTTGGTTCAAGATTTTCATAAGGTAACAATTTATCTCTAAGAATTTGAACACCATCTTTAAATAAAAAATATTCATGTTGTTTTTTACCCCATGTATATTTCTCAATTAAGAAACCTTTGTACTCAATTTTTTGATATTTGTTAAGCACACTCCAATGTGATTTGCTTATCATTTTTTTATCTTTTTTCTTTTTTTTTTTTCCTTTTTTTTTTTTAAATATTCTTTATCAAATCCTCTATCAATAATTTCTTCTTTAGTAATTAATTTAACATTTTTTGGTAAAAAATTACCAACACCATTTTTATATTGTGTAATTTCTGGTCTAGTTAAATCTTCACATTTAATCATTTTTTTTGTGAAACCTTTTAATCTACCTAATACCCAAGCATCACCAGAATAATCTCTTTGCTTAATCCAAACTAGATCATTTATTTTCATTTTTTTCTCCTTTGTTGTTTTCATATAGATTTTATATATATAAACTATATTAATAGCAACAGTTAAAAAACCGCTATTTATAAGGGTAAAATGAAGTATTCTGTGCCTTCAGGGTATTTTTCTAGCTTACTTTGTGGAATGATTCGTAATATTTGATCTATTGATTTGGCTATTATTTTATCTTTAAAACAAAAATATATTCTGTAATTAGTATAAGATTCATTTTCACAAAACATAGATTTAAAAGCACAATACTTAACAAAATCTTTTAGCTTGATACGATTTGAACTTTTTATTTCTGCGAAGCATTGAAATGATTTTCCGTCAGATATTCCATAAAAAAAATAATCAGGAAGTCCTTGCAATAATGGAGATAGCTTAGACCAAAAAGGAATAGGACTATTTATAAAATCTTCTTTGTCGTTTAATAGTAATTTAGAATATTTAAAGTTTCTTTGCTTACAATGTTCTTCAAATCTTTGTTCAGCATAATTAATATAATTACTTGCTCGTTCTTGATAATCTAATTTGTGATGCTCTCCTTTTGGACTAATTTTCTTTTCCACTATACTTCCTTATTTGTTGTTTTAAATATTCTAATTGTTTTTGTTGCATCTCCACTCTTTGCTCTAACAAAATAGTTTGATTAGTTAGTTCCTCAATGATTCTCTCTAAATCTAAATCTCCTCTAAATTGATTGTCCATTAGTTCATTAAATTTTTTTGAGCAGATATATAAGTTCTTAAATAATCTATATACGAGTTCATGTTAGCATAATCAAATTTAGCTTTGCTGTATTGTTGTTCTGCAACACAGTAAGCCACAATATGTGTTTTGTATTTATCAGATGACATAGCAATCTTTTCAGCTTGTGCTACTGAACAATTATTTTTAGTTTGTTCTTCAATAGTTAATTGGGATAAAAGTATTTTTTTGTTTTCTTCTAACAACCTGTATTGATAAACTTTTTCTGCCAAAACTTCTGATAGCTTATCAAGATCGTTTTTTATTTCTTCTGCTGATTTTAAGTGCAATATATCCATGATACCTTCCCTTCATTTTTAGGTTGTATTAAGAACTATCTAAGCTGTTAGTTCTTCTTGAACTCTCTCTACTTTGAAAGCATATTCTTTATATCTTTCAAAATACTTTTTGGCTTTGTATAAATTAGCCAAATAAAGTTGATGAGATTTTTCTCTCCTATCCCTCAACTTTGTCAGAGTTCTGATGTCTTTGTTCATCATTCTCCTTTGTTAATGTTCGTTCAACACGAACTTTATTAACTTTTACTTCTTTAAATATGCCTTCATTATTTAAAGCCTTTTCAACTGAGTCATGTTCAGTAATGTATTCAAAAAAACATGATCCCATTACAGTCTTAGTTACAGTCATTATATTAAATTTATATTTTTAGCAATAGTTGGGGGACTCCCAGCAAAACCTATTATGAAATAACAAGGGATATAGGAGAAAAAGCTGGGAGTTAAATTCATATTAAAATACAGATACAAATACAGTTTTCATATCTTTTATGAAATTTTCAATGCTTTGTCTATCTGCTTTTAGCTGATTAGATTCTAATGCTGATTTTGCCATAGCCATACAGAACATTTCTAATGACTTTTGATCAACTGGCTTTTTAACATTAGCACCATAATTAGAATTTGTACCACTATTATCAACGACACCATTACTAGAAAAATGATCTGGTTCAAAATTTGTAAGATCATCATCAATAGGTATTTCTTCAGGGATTCCTTGTGGAACTGGTTGAGGAACTGGCTGACCTTGTGGCAAAATTTGTAGTTTAAGTTTCTTAGTTTCATAATCAGATTCAATGTAAGTTTTACCTGATTTTTTAGATATGCCAAAATGTAAGCTAACATTATCTCCCTTTTTAACACCTATATCATTATTGGTATAAGCATTGAACTCACTATCCCCAATCATAATCTTCCAATAAGGGTATTTGTTAGGCTGACCTTTATAAGTTCTATTGTCAAAGACAGCACTCACTTCGCCTTGTATATGACTCATTATTTTTTCTCCTTTTTATTTAGAAACTGATACATTTTAAGACAAGCTAATGCAGTTTCATCACTAGACTCATCTATTGCAAAGGACTTAACATTAAGTTTGCCTTCCTTCGTACAATTCACAATTACACCTTCTTCAATTTCATAACCAAACATTTCACATATTGCGAGTTTATAGAGATAAATTTGAACATAATAACTTGATCGTATTCCTGAACTGGTCTTCCAATCGTAAATTATATATTTATTTGTTTTGGTGTTTTTAAACAAAGCATCAACAGTTCCGCAAAATTTATTAATCCTTGATAAGACTCTAAACTCAGTTGATACAATCTCAATATCTTTTTGCGAATCAAACCATTCTTTAAACTTACCAAAAGATTTAATCATTTGAGGATTGTGCATTTCAGAAACAACACCTTTGTGAATATAATCTTCAATAGCATCATGGATCAATGTACCAATCTGACCAGCAGTTTGCATATTGTCATTGGGTGCTTTTTTAATCTGATCATAAAATTCTATTAACTGAATTTCATCATAAGATTTACCAGCTTCTATTAATGACTTAAATTTCTCAGCACACATTTTAGCTGACCATAAGCCAATCACATTAGCTGGAGTTAAAAGTTTAGTTATGTTGGTTGCTGAAACGATTTCTTCATCATTCCAAAAGTATTTATGTGGTATAGGATCAAAGTATAAAGTTTCTATTGATCCATCTTGATACTCAAGTTTATTTTCTATCATTTTTTGCCTTCCCCTTGTTGTTAAGTTATTAAATTAATTATTGTATAAGTCAAAGCATAAAACAAACTTATACAAAGAATTATTTTAAATATTGTGTTGTTGCTGTACATTGTCTTCCCTAAATATTTTTGTGTAAGTTTGCCTACTAATTAAATGTTCATCAAAGAAAAAATCTAATGGCACACCAAAAAATTTACTTAATTTATAAATTTTAACTGCATCTAAACAATTAGTAGCACTTTCATATTTTTGTATTTGTTGAAATGTAATACACAAATACTTAGCCAAATCATTTTGAGTTAATCTTCTAACTATTAATTGATTAAACTTATTTCTTTTTTCTTTAAAGGTTCTAGTTCTTAGATATCTAAGATTAATACCTATTCGTACTTCTAACTCTTTATCTGTTCTCATTATTTACCTTCCCATTTAATTGCAAAATCTATAATAGCCTCTGCTTTTACATCACTAGGTATTGAATTATCTTTACAAAATTCATTCAATACTAATCTCTCTTTTTCTTTTCCTTCCTTGTCAGTAATTTGATCTTTGAATAGCTTATCAAAGTCTTTTTCTGAAAAGAAATTTTGATCTATGTTTGTCATTTGCCTTCTCCTTTCATTATAAATATTTTTTGTAATTCAATTATATCTTGTTGAATTTCTTTTAAAACACTTTCACAAGTATCTGACCATTCTAAATAATTAAGAAGATCAAACCTTAATGTTTTCTCATAAAGCAATTTTAATTTGAGTTCTATTTCTTTGTTTGTCATGTTTCCTTCCTTTTGTTAGTTTTTTTTTTGTTGTTTTAATTGTTCTTGTTTTCCTTTTTTCATATAATAACCAACATTTTCATTAGATAAAAAAAAATCAATATTGATTAAATAAATTTGTTCTAATGTTAATGTAGATTCATTATATTCAACTTTTAAATTTGGCTGAACAACATATCTAAAAATTTCTCTTGTAGCCTGTTCCATTTTTGGATCGGTTAAAAGATGATCCCATATTGGTTTAGCTTCAGGTTCTCTTTTAAAATCAAACATATTTTATCCTTCCTATTTAATTATTGAATGACCACGATTTGACATACAGGTCATTACCATTGGTTTATAATCGTATTCCATCTTATCTGGTAGCCATAACAACTGCGGTCTAATAACCCAGTTATAACCAGCTTTGGCTACTTCAATAAATGTATTGGTGTTTTCTTTTGCTATTGCTTTACAAGTTTGCAAATCATCATTGTATCTATAAGCAACTTCTTTTCCCTTATTACCTCTATGATCAGCAATAGGATTGTAGCTAGTACAATTACTCAACATCATCAGGAGTATCATTACTGATAACCTGAAAGCCTTCACTCTTTTCATGTTTCCTTCCCTTATTTTTTCTGTTTTTGTTTTTTACTTCTGCACTATATCTATCTTCCCATTTCTTTTTAACATTTGGAAATGAAGAAAAATAATGCACTATAATGGAGATAAGTTCTTCTTTACGAGAATCATCTTCCAAAATTTTATCTAAATGGATTTTGCTAAGCAATCTTTCATTCATCTTTTATACCACTCCGTTCCGTTTTCTATATGTTGTAATGCTTGTTCATAAAACAAATCAGCATCTTTAGAGTTTATATTAAAATCCTTCCTTGCGTCAAACTTTATACTGCTAGGAGATGATCCCCACATAATTTCTTGGATCATAGTATTCACTATTTTTTGCTCTTTGTGTATTTCTTTGGTTAGTTTTTCTTCTTGTTTTCTATTTATTTCTTCTGCGTTTTTAAAACTACTTGCTAAGTTCAGTTTCATATTTCCCTCTCAGTTTAACTAATTTTTCAAACAATACATAAAATGATTTTGGAATCTTTAAATTATAAACAATTTCTTGCTCTAATAAAAATTCTTTATAAATTCTATAAAGTATTTCTCTTTCATTTTTAGTAAGTTCGTTTTTTATTTTTCCCATTTAAATATAAAATTTAATATAGGATAAACTACACCAATCGTTAATAGTATAATTATAAATACTACAAATGTTCCCATTATTTACCTTCCTTTATTTTTTTTGCTCTACATAAAATTTGATATGCAAACTTTTTTTCTATATCTACAACTTTATTCCATTCGTTATATTCAGGATAAGGTGATTCCTTAACTTTTTGTTTTAACCACCTTTTTTTTTGATTTGAATATTTTAAATAAAGCAAACATACAAATAATTTTGTTTTTACTTTTCTTTTAGATTTTATATGTTCTTCAAAATGAATTAATTTATGATAAGTATTATCATGTATGTACGATCTTTTAAAACCTGAAGCTATATAATTCATTATTTACCTTCCTGTTGTGGGGGGCTTTCGCCCCCCTGTTTAATTATGAATAATCTTCTTCCCAAACAACTTTAGCATTATCAAAGTCGCCAGTTTCGTGAATCCATCTATAAGTAACATCATTAAAACCCTGAACATTACCATGATGAAATGTATATTTAGCATCAACTAATTTTTTAAAAGCATCTTCTTTTGAAGTAGCAATAACTTCAAATTGTCTAATAGCTTCTAATTCTATTGTGTATTTTTTTTCCATTTTTTTTTCTCCTTGTTGATTTGTTTTCATAAACACCCTTATATATTACTAATATAATATATCTATTAAAAAGTGAATATTTATATAAAAAGAATATAATAAATTCAATAGCTTATAATGTTGCTATTTTGTTCTATTGGTTGTATTGACAAAATTGTGGCTATTCATGCCTTCCTGAGTAGCCACGCTAATATGATTCGGAAAACAAAAATAGTTAAATCCAAGAAACATCTTGAGTGGGTTGGCAGAAATCATGTTTGTATTAAATGCCGATCTAATTATTCTGTTCAGGCTTGTCATATTCGCAAAACCGATCAAACTGGTAATGTTGGCTGGGGAACTAAAGGCGGAGATGCTATGATTATTCCTATGTGTTATTTATGTCATCAACAACAACATTCTATGAATGAAATTTTATTCTATTGCAAACTTAATATAAATCCTATACGAGTTGCAGAAGCATTGGCTTCCAAAAGTCCGTGCAAGAAAATTAAACAACTATACAAGGAAGGACACTATGACGAACCAATCAAGTATTGGGACAATCTCCAAGCAAGTACAAAAAGCACTACTGAATCAGAAAATTTATAAGGACAATGAGTTCTTTGATTTAGACCAAAAGAAAATATTAATTTCAGTTTTAAAAGAAAAGCTAAACATTAGTTATGCTAAGCTAGGCAAGGAATTAAATTTAAGTTGGTTTCCAATCTATAAGTCTTGTGAGATAGCCAAAAAAAAATACGCAAATATTTTAGAGCAAGTTCTAAAGGCGGTCAAATGAAAAAGGGTTGGATATTACTACATAGAAAAATTTATTCATCTAATGATTTTAGAAACGAATTAGACAGAGCCATTTTTATATTTCTATTATGCCAAGCAAGTTATGAACGAGTTCAGGTTGTTTATCGTAAAAAGAAAATAACTCTACAACGAGGAGAACTATTAATTACTTATGGAGATATTGCTAAGAAATTTGGCATCACATTACAGAATACTAGGACAGTAATTAAGAACTTAAAGCTAACAGGCACTCTAACAGTTACTCTAACACGAGGTTTAATGCGAATAAGCATTGAAAAATATATTAAATATCAAGATGTGGAAAACAAAACAACAGCTAAACTAACAGGGAGTCTAACTAACAGAAGAAATAATATAAATAAATTAAATAATAATATATATATAGGTAAAATGAATAAGAAAATTGATATTAAGTCTAGCAAAGTACCTCTGAAGGACTTAAAACAAACTATCTTTAAAAACCAAACTTATTCTGAATTTGAGGTCGCAAAACAAAAATTGAGCAAAGACCGATTTGAAGACTTTGTAAAATTTAAACTTGCAGAATCCGACAAATCAAACTAAAGGGAGAATCATGCCACTTAAAAAAGGATATTCTAAAAAATCTATCAGCTATAACATTAAGCGAGAAATGAAAGCTGGTAAAAAAACTAAACAAGCTGTTGCAATAGCATTATCTGTTGCAAAAAAAGCTAAAAGGAAAAAGAAATAATGGACACTATAACTAAATTAGACCCTGATACATCAACTGTAACTTACACAGTAGGAAATACATCAGCACAATCTGCTGTTATTGTAACTGGTTCAGGTAAAATTAGAATAGCTACAACAACTCATGCACATATTAAATTTGGTGCTAATCCAACAGCCACAGAGAATGATCCACTTATGCCTACTGATCATGTAGAGATATTTTCATTTAAGTCAGGTGATAAGGTAGCATTTATAGGACATGGTGCTGGATCAGGCGAAATTACAATCACAGCAATAGACTAATGGCTGGATTAACTACTTCATCAACATTATCTGAATTGATCGTTAAAAAATTTGGTAAAGGACGATACAAAATAAAATCAGGCAAAGGCAAAAGCTACACGAAACGAAAAAAGAAAAAATGAGAAAACCCAAGTCCGTTAAGTTTGGGCATAGGGATTTGAACATAAAATATATTACTCATAAAGAAGCAAACAAAAGAGGAATTTATGGGGAAGTTCAAACAAGCACCAATACTATTTTGATAGACAAATCATTAGACGGCAAAGTTACCTTAAACACAATCATACATGAATTAATCCATGTGATAGCTGAACATTATCATTGGAACTTACCAGCTAAAGATGAAGAACTTGTTTGTGAAACTACTGGAAACGCATTAGCAGATTTATTTAATCAGAATCCTAAATTAGTAGAATATCTTGCATTTGTGTTTAAAAAGTAGTAGCTGAATCTTACGATTTACATAGTCGGTTAATTATGGATAAGATAGATAGCAAAGATATAGAAATCATTGAGCCAAGTAAGATAGGAAGACCTAATTTTGTATTTACACCGAAAATATTAGATCAAATTAGAAATATGGCTTCGTATATGTGTACTAAGGTTGAAATAGGCACAATTATTGGTTGTTCTTATGCTACGATAAATAGATCAGAACAAGCCTGTAAAGCATATGAAGAAGGGGTTGCACTTGCAAAACAAACGATACGAAAAACTCAATTTGATATTGCTACTAAACTAAACTCTGCTCAGATGGCTATGTGGTTAGGTAAAGTTTATCTAAAACAAGATAGAGATGATAATGAAGATGAAAGCAATAATCCTTTACCATTAACAGATATTGTGTGATACCATTTCCCAATAAAACTTATGATGTCATTTATGCTGATCCAGCTTGGTACTTTAAAACATATTCTAAAAAAGGTAATGGAAGAAGTCCTGAACAGCATTATTCCTGTATGTCTATTAATGATATTTGTAATTTACCTATTCAGTCTATTGCTAATCCAAACTGTGTTTTATTTTTATGGGTTATTGATCCAATGTTGCAAGAAGGTTTTAAAGTTATTGAAGCATGGGGTTTCAAATATAAAACAGTAGCTTTCACTTGGGCTAAAACAAATAAATCAGAAGGGTTCTTTACTGGACTAGGTTATTGGACAAGGGGAAATCCTGAGATGTGTTTATTGGCTACTAAAGGAAAACCAAAAAGAATATCTAAATCTGTTAAACAATTAGTAATAGATCAACGCAGAGAACATAGTAGAAAACCTGACAGGATTAGAAACGATATAGTTGAATTAGTAGGAGATGTTCCAAGAATAGAATTGTTTGCTAGACAAAAAGTTGAGGGTTGGGATTCTTGGGGAAATGAGGTATAAGATTCTATGGCTAAATACAAAGGTAGAGAAGTTTCATTAAATAAACCATTTAGAACTCCATCAGCTTCTAAGAAATTTGGTGTGTATGTCAAAGACAACAGATCAGGCAAAGTTAAAGTAGTTAGATTTGGTGCTAAAGGTATGAGCATCAAGAAGAATATTCCAGCAAGACAGAAATCTTTTATGGCAAGGTTTAAACCTATACTAGCGAAGGTAAAAGGACAAAAGAGTTTATCTCCAGCTTATTGGGCAGTTAAATCTTGGCGAAAAGGTTTCAAAGTATGATCAAGTATTTTTTATTCATGCACATAATGGTAGCTGATCCAACTGCACATATTCCTAAAGTCTATGACTTTTGGTTTGAAGATTACCAGTACAGATATTTTGAAACAGAAAAAGATTGTAAAAGTAATGGTAATGAAATAATGAAATGGGCAAGGCAATCTATGGAAGATAAAAATTTAACTGTTTTAGACACTTGGTTTGAGTGTGTTGAGGTACAAAAGAATGAAAAAACATCATTTGATCATCAACTTAGAGGATATAAAAAAATATGACCTTACTGCTAGGCAAGAAATCATTAACAAAAGTTTCTTCTATCAAGCTAAAACTATACTCTTATATGGACACTATTTTAAAGACAGCAAAGAAGAAGTTAAAGACCAAACCTTCACGAGTAACTTTGAGCATCATTATGATTTGGTTGTTGTTAATAATATTCTTGAGCATTTACCTTTAGAATATTTAAGTGTAGTAATTAAAGATATGTTTAGTTACTCAAGTAAGCATGTAATGGTTATATTAAACTTTAAATCAGATTTGTTTAAACCAATAATTAAACTACTAAGCAAATACCCTAGACACAGTTTCTATTTTAATTCCTAATGTACGATATATATTTAGAACAAGCTAAGTTACTTCATCAGAACGAAAAGAAATGGCGAGGCACAACAGTAAGACAATATATCCCTGAGATTAACAAACTACGCAAAGAATACAAATTAGAAACCATGCTAGACTATGGTTGTGGTAAAGCACAGTACCATGATCCTAGTTGGAACGCAGTAAAGTATGATCCAGCGATACCGGAGTTTAGCACTAAGCCTACTGGTAGATTTGATTTAGTTATAAGCACAGATGTATTAGAGCATGTTCCTGAAGAACACATTGATGACATAATTGCAGATATATTTAATTACTCAGATAGATGGGTATTTGTTTCTGTATGTTGTAGAGAAGCAAGAGAAGTATTGCCTAATGGTATGAACGCACACGCAACAGTTAAACCTGAAAGCTGGTGGAAAGATAAGTTTAGCAAATATAAAAATTACAAATTAGTATTTACTGGCTAATGTTTGATCCATTTAATTACATGAAGGATAAGGATTTGCTTGTCATAGGAAATGCAGTCGTTGATAAAGAACCTGATTACTCAAAGTATAATTGCATTGTAAGAATGAATCTTGGAATTAAAACTAAACCTTGTGATGTATGGATAGACAACTTAGTTAATAAAGCACATGAGTTCTTAGGAGATGTACCTGAGTTTAAAAATATTATTAGACTCAATGCAGAAAAGGACGGCAAAAGAATGGAACGATTACCTAAAGAACTTAAACCTCATGCTTGGCTATGGAACTCTAATGAATATAATTTTATGTGTAGAGAGTTAGGTTATCTAAGACCTACAACTGGCTTAATAAGCATCTATTGGATACTAAATAATATTAAGTTTAAATCTATGACCATAACTGGTTATGACTTCTTTAAAACACCAAACAGATATACAATGGAAACTCATAAAACATCAGGAACATATGTGTACCCATCACATGATATTAGAAAAGATGAATATTGGATTATGAAGTGGGCAAAGCAAGGAAAGTATGCCGTTATCTGAACCGCAAAGACAAGTCTTATCTAGCAACAAAAGATTTAGAGTCTTAATCACAGGAAGAAGATTTGGTAAAACACATCTTTGCATGATGGAGTTATTACGCAAAGGTAGAGATAATCCTAATGGTAAAATCTTTTATGTAAGTCCTACTTACCGAATGTCTAAAGAGATCATGTGGAAGAATCTCAAGAAGGTAGTTAAGAAATTAAGATGGGATAAATACATTAATGAAACTGAACTAACTATTGTGCTTAAAAACAATTGTCAGATTAGCTTAAAAGGTGCAGATAAAAGTCCTGATAATTTACGAGGTGTAGGTCTTAACTTCCTTGTCTTAGATGAGTTTGCAGATATACCTGAAGAAGCATGGAACGAAGTATTGCGTCCTACTATTTCAGATAAACATGTACAAGGTTCTGTTCTATTTGTTGGCACTCCTAAAGGTGTAGGCAATTGGTCATATGATATGTTTCAAAAAGGAAAGTCAGAAGATCCTGAATGGCAATCATG